TGGTGTTGCATACGAGCCATCGAGGTTAGTAAAGCCATTTGCTGCAAGGTAGTTAGATCTGTGGTCTGCATCGTCATAGGAGACATCTCCATCTTTTTCCTCGTAGAGAGTGCCTAGTGCGCTGGTAGCAATCTGGTCTGCAAGGGTCTGAGACTTGGCTGAGGCATTAGCTGCAACGGCAATCATTGTGTAGAACCCTGAGTCAATTGTGCCAATGTAACTCTCGGCATTAGCCCAAGTAACTGTAGGTGGATAGGTTGCCCAAGTAACTGTAGGTGTTACTTCTGCCCATGAAAGGTTGAGAGCATTGCCTAGAATGGCTGAGATCTGTGCGCCATCTAGACTTTCGACTAGGGCAGTGTTATAGACCGCTTTTGTCAGTTTAGCCAGTGAGCCAATACCTAAGATCTTCCCAGTAGTGATGAAGCCTGTTTCGTCAGGGCTTCTGACTCCAATGTTAAAGTCTGATACTTCTCCACCAAAGACGGTGACATAAGTACCGCTCGAGTTCTTTAGTTCTAAGGTTATTTCTTCTGTGACATTTATTGTAAAGTCTGCACCAGTAGTGTTGATAATTTCTACTTGGCAGTAACCTGCTGTAGCCTGTCGATCAATGTCCAAGCGACCAGAGGCAAAGGACACGGAAGTGACTGTTGTATAAACATCATCTCCTACTGTGACACGCCATTCTGGATACCATGTCATTAGTACGCGCCACCTCGTAAAGTGCCACGATCTACTGCATCTTGGATTACCTGAGTTACAGCTTCTGCAATGGCATTAGGGTCACCAATGCCAGCCTGGATTGAAATGTTGTATTGATTAGCTGCTTGGGCTGCATAGCGTGATCCGCTTACTGCCCCTGCCACACCTGCTCCGCCTGCAAGACCTGCAAGTAAAGATGAACGAGCTACATCTTCTAAATTAAAAGTACCATTTGCACCAAAAGGTGTGTTTGTGTAACTTGGAGTTAAAGTTGCCATTGAAGTTGGATTTGCTGCTTGTGCAATAACAGAAGCAGTCTTTGTTCCTGCTGGAATAGTTTTAGATCCAGTTGAGGCAAGATTAATCTTAGTTAATAAATCAAGTGCTTCATTAAGATTAGCAATGTTGATGAGATCTTTAGGCTTTAGTGTCTCTAGAATAGACTTAATATCTAGAAGCTTTAGGTTTTGTGCTCCTAATGCGCCAAGCACTTTAAGGTCTGCATTTAGTTTGTTTGTTGCAGCAATTATTGCTGCTTCATCCTTAGAGGCAATTGCTTCTTCTAAAGCAAGAATATCACGCTTGACATTAAGACGAGCAACATCATTAGCAATCTGCAAGATCTGTGATGCCGTAGTTGCTTTACCTAACAATTCTGCTTGGTTAGTAAGAGCTGCAGCGTTCTGGATCTTAGTCATGTCGAAAATGTCTTCGCCCTTGCCAAGTGCAAGGTTAGCCTTGTCAATTGCTGCTGCTAGTTTCTTAGCTGCTAGTGCTTTTTGTGCAGCAGCCAGTGCCTTTAATTCTTCGGCAGTAAGTTTCTTTTTCTTGCCTAAAGTTAGTGCTGTATATTTATCCTGCAACTCAGCCATGTGAGCAAGAGCCTGTGCAGTAGTGCCAGTTGCAGCTGCGGTTGCTGCTGCCTCTGCGCCTAATTTGTTAATTGCATTGAGGGCTTGCAAGGCAGGGTTGGAAAACACTACGGCGTCAATGATCATATTAAGACCAGGAATCTTGCTTACTGTTTCTCCTGCTGTTTTTAGATAACCGATCATTACACCTATGCCGCGAATAGTATTTGCTACATAAGTAGCAACGCTCTGCATCTGGACTGCTAAATTATCTACAGAGTCGGCATCGCTTAAACCCTTTAGCGCGTCTATTAAACCTGTGCCAATAATCTCTTGAACATTGGCTGAAGCAACACCTAGTTTATCGATTGAACCCTGAAAGGTATTAGCAGAAGCAGTAGCAGATCCAGCAAATGTAGTTTCTAATTTAGAAATGATGTCATCAAATTTGCCAGCTTTAAGATCAGCCTTAGAAATACCTACACCTAATTTAGACAGCGCAGTGTTATTACCTAAGAAAGCCTTACTTAATGCAGAAGTAACAGAGCCTAAGTCCTTGCCAGTTGATGCAGAAATGTCTAGTGCAAGATTGAGAAGTCTTTGTGCCTCGGCAGAATCGCGTGTGGCTACCGCTAGTGTCTGATAAGCGGGCCTCAACTTATCATCGAGAATTCCAAATTCAGATTGAAGTCTCTGGATAAAAGCCTCAGAGGTTGCAGCATCGCGACCTAAGCCGACATTCTTGAGAGCTAGTGCAAGCTGCTTTTGTGCTTTTTCGTCTGCTGCTGCTGCTTTAACCGAAGCCTTACCAAAAGCAAGAATTGCCTGACCACCAAGAGCCAAACCAAAAGCGCCTGCTAGTTTCTTAGCACCCTTGCTTAATTTATCGGTTGCTGTATCTGCTTGCTTAAAGGCTTTTTTACCTGTGAACTCGGCAGCAATATCAATGACTACATTACTCATGCTGCTCCCTTAATAGCTCCAGAAGCAGTCCTTGCCTTAAATGCCTTGTCTGCTTTTTCAATGGCGTTAAATATAGATGTGAGTTGCTTGCCTTCATCCTGAGCCCATGCACGATAAATGACACGGCCGCGCATATCTTGACCAGATTTTTTTGAGCCGTAAAGCGGGCCTTGCTGAACGAAACGCGCACCTGCTTGTGGATTGTTTGACTTGCTTTCCTTAGATCCATTCGGGTTAAGCCGTCCAGCCTTTTCGTAGATTGTTCCTACTGAAGAAGTGTTCTTAATTCTAAACAAGGATCTAAATCCTTTAGAGTTTGGCTTACCATATCCTGTGCGATACACAATGCCGCGCTTAATAACTGCTGCATCGTAACGCGGAAATGGTCGCAATCGGCCAGAGGTGTTAAATGCTTTAGGCTCTGTTGTAGAAACTCTGTCCCAATTATAAAGTCCACCTGGAGCAGACTGAGGCACAAAGCCTCTCGCATCCTTTTGGATTACTTTGAGAGACTTTGTTATCTCAGCTGTTAATTCTTTTGCTAGATCTGGAGCATAAGCATTAAGGGCTTTGCGAAGTGCGATGACGCCCTTTACTTCTACTGGCATCTTTCGTCTCCTTCGCTTCATCCTTTAGACCTTGTACTAGAGCATCTAGCATGGTCTTATCTAATTCCAATAAGTGCTGCGGCGCGATACCCAACCTAATGCTTAAGCGAGCAATAAGGTAGGTGAAGGGTTGATCGCGCTTCAGGCTAAAGGGTCTGAGTCCAACACTTCCACGCTTTTCAGCGTGTCAATAAACTCTATTGAAAAAGGCTTCACAGTCTCACCCGATCTGCGAGTCACTTCCCAGGCAAGCCAATAGACCATAGTTTGCATTTCATCTTCACGAAAAGCACGGTGGAAACCCTTTTTATGATGCAACTCGAATGAGTATTCAACGCTAGGCGTGATCTCACCGACCAGTTCACTTCCATCTGTACGAACGATCTTTAGTTTTGCCATTGTTTTGCCCCTTTACTAGTTAGTTGTTTATGACCAAGTACCTGTTGAAGCAAGAGTTGTCTTGCTGTTGCAAGTAAATGTAATGTCGATCATTCCTTCATCGCCTACTGCTCCATTGATGTCTGTTAGGTTATCGACAAAGATTGTGCCTGAATAGAGTTTGTTTGTAGCTGATACGGCTACATCTGATACTTGAATTGCCTGGAAAGCAACTGTTGATCCAAATGCATCTTGCAGTGTTGCTAAAACATTTGCTGCTGCTGTGTCGTTTAAGAATGAAACTGTGATTGTATCTGAAGCCAATCCAGCAACCATCTTGTGAGCGGTATCGCCCATTGCTGTGACCTCGATGGCATCTACCACGCGGTTAAGTGTGAATGCAGTTACATGATCAGAAAGATTGACTGTAGCAATCTTAAATCCGACCTTATTGTTTAAGAAAATTGCCATTGATTATTCCTCATCTTTCTTGGTAGTTACTGGCTTAGGTGCTGGTACTTCTGGAGTCTGACCAATCTTTTTCAAGAAGGCCAAATCCTCTGTTGTTAGTGACATGTTAGCTCCAACTTGTTAGGATTGATACGGACATCTCGCAGCTGAGTAGGTCACCCGAAGCAGCATTGAGAACACTTGGTGCGCTTATTGCACCTACATTATAGGTCAAAGATGATGCAGCAAGTTTGTTAAACACTCCAACTACAAAATCTTCTATTCCATTAAGGTTGCCTTCATTATCAAACAAAGGCGTAGTAATGAGGATTTTAAAATTAGCCAGGGGGCTTACTGTGTTGCGAGCGTTATTGCTAGGAGTCACATAAGGATTATCTGGACTGACAATAACTGAGTTTGCCAATACTGTGGCAGGAGGAAAAGCAAAGGTTTGCCACTTTGTATTATCGACTAGGGCTGTGGCTAGTGTCGTTCTGAGAGTAGTGAGTGCAACTGGCATTATCCCACCATCGAGCGAGGGTCTAGTGCGTGTGCTATCAATCCTCTGACCTTAGCGAGCAGCTGAGCTGACATTCGGTAAGGTGAGGGCTGGAAATCGACAAGGTTAGAACCTGAAAGGGTAGCGGTTCTAGATTGCCAGATTTCTGTGCTTACCATGAC